TACCGTCATTACATCACTTCGTACAAGATGTGACCCGACATCGTGGACGCCGTACCACCAACCTGAATCAAGTTCATGCTACCACCGGTACCCTGAGTACCAACGGTATACGCACTGGCACCGTACATCGTGATCTGCTGATCAGGCGACGACACCCAACGCACAATGCCGCCGTACGCGTTGTACGACAAGTGAAGAATCTGCGAACCCGACGCCGAAGTCGGGCCAGTGGCAGCGGAGGTGAACCCCGGAGTCGCAGCCAAGGTAGGTGCAACCGCCGTGATATCCGTGAAGATAGTCGTGGCGTTACCTACAGCGGGAGTGGTTGCTAGCGTAGTAACACGCGCAAACACCATGCTCGCCACCTGCGAAGACGAAGCGGCTTCACCACCCATGTAGATTTCGCTGATCTTTGCGACCGACGAAGCGACACCGAGAAGTGCCATGAAACCACCGGACGACGCCGCGCTACCGATAGTGGTGAGGGTCATTGGGACCGATGAAAATTGACTGGATACCTTAGCCATTGCAAATCTCCTTAAGGAACAATAATTAATCCCGACTGCTTTTCAGCAGCATTCATTACCTCATCAACAATTTGTTTCATGGTTTTGCAGGGCCTACCATGTTTTTTCAATTCCCCGCAGCCGTCACAAATATAACTATCACAACCTCGGCAATACTCACGCTCACGAGTACGGTTGGGGTGCATCACTACTACATATTCACAGTGTGAACAGGTATAAGTTGCTGTCTCAAACAAACCCTTACCGGCACCGGGAGGTAGCCCATCTTTGACCATAATTTCGTCTTTAAGAGGCTCCGTCGCTCGATGATCAATCATCAAGTAGCCTTCTTTTGAACGTTTACTACTCATAGCCTACCCCTATGATATTTGAACGATTGCAGTCCCCGGTGCGGCAGCGGGGAACTGTACTGTGAACGTACCCGACGTAACAGTCTTGGTACCGCCGAAGTTCAACACGGCGATGGAGTGTCCCGTCACCGAGTTATAGATGAGTGCGCCGTCCGCGCTGAACGACGCTCCGGGCCACGAGACGTTATTGAAGCCCAAGTACGCCGTTGTGCCGCTAGATGTTGGCGCTGTGCCTATGGTCAACGCGAGTCCACCGGCAGTGTAGCCGGTACCCGTGGTCTCGCCCGTTGCGGTGTACGCTGTCGTGGTCGCATCTAACGACGCGCTATTGGCAACTAAGTACAACGCGATCTTGGCGTTGGACACGATGCCCAAACAGTCCACCTTGAACGAGGTGGTCATACATTGCGTGATACCGCTCATTGTACTTTGACCCTAACCTGACCAGAACGATACGCGTCCTGACGGTCTTTGCCATCGCCAAGCTGCTTGAGCAGCGCCATGCCTTCCTGATACATCTGGTCGTACTTCTGTGCCATGTCCGTCTCACCCTTCAGGTAGACGTATCCTTCACGCACCGCGCCGTACAACAGCACTTCACCAAAGTTATTCCCCAACCATGTATTGGTTGCCGTCACGATGGACGCAGGGTAACCGTAGTAGTGCATCTCGACCGAGTAGTTCTGATCTGGCGTAGGTCCAAGAATCAACGTACTGGAGTCGAAGACTGCGTAATGCTGTGGAGTGCCTGTCGCCGTTGGATCTGGGTACGACTGACGAATGAAGTTCACGTCTTTGTCGAGCAAGAACAACTGACTCGTGTTGCCCACGATGTTGTTCGGATTAATCACGGCTAGAGAAAAGATCGATAGCCACGATACCGGCACACCACCGACAACAGAAGGCAACTGAAGATACTGATTGCTTGAGGTCATCGTACCCGTCGCGTTCTGTCGAATGACAGGAAGCTGAACAGAGTTATAGATCCGCTCTTCCGCTAACTGTACAAAGTTCGGTATGTTCGCAACGAACGACGCTTCCGACGATTCACAGTAGTTCTGAATCATCGTATAGAGGTTATTAGTCGCCGACGATGTGGTGCTGTAGATGACCTGCATGGTCTATCAGTCCTCGTGCTTACCCGGACGCGGTTTAGTCCGCACCTGATCACGCTCCTGATGATCCTCGTAGAAGTGCTTGCCACGAGTCGTGTTCTTGCAACCACGGATCTCAAGGCGTTCCTTCTTGTCGCCGTTCAACGGGCGCACCCAACGACCGTAGGTCTTGGTGCCCATGCGGTCGAGTTCATCAGACTCGTAGCCCTGACCGTCGGTGAACCGAGGGTTCTTCATAGGCTGCTTGTACTTCCCGATGGGGTTCGGTTCATCCCACCCGAAATACTTAAAATCCTGCCATTTGTTGCTCATTACCGCCCCCGACCGCCGCTCTTATGCGACGCGGCTTTCTGATTCATCGCACGGGCGAGATTGCGCCCATACTTCTTCATGGCTTCGCCAGTGACACCACCCGCCGCCATGTGCTTCTTGCCGTCGTGATGCTTGTCGTGCTTCTTCATCTAAATCTCCTAGGAGAACGCTATAGTAACCGTACCGACGCCACCGACACCGATCAAATCGTTCGGCGTTTCGGGCAAAAACGATGTGTTATACCCGATTGGATTCCATCCCCATTGGTAGATACGGCTACCACCGTCACCGCCATTCACACCGTTCGCGGTGTAATAACTGATGTCCTTGCGAGGCTCCCGCACCGCTTGCGGGTCGTTAACCGGATACAGACCTAACTGCAACTGCGGATGATCTGGATCCCAACACGTCGGGCAGACCTTGATGTTGACGTTCTTGGTCTTGATGACAAGGTTTTTAAGTTCCGTCAGTTTGTAACGGAAACCGCAGCGGTCGCATTCCGCAATCGCATTTCTGGCTGATGCAAACCGACTAGGCATACATCACCGTAGGAATGTTTCACGTGGAACGAATCGAATCGCCGCTTTCTCGCGGTCCTCTTCCGCAGCCCTCATCCAGTCTTCTTCGTACACAGCCTTGAGAGCCGCAGCACGACCATCCGCGCCGGGGATCTTCATAGACATATAATACGCTAACCCCGAACACATCGCGGGCCAGAACCGGAACGCCATATCTTGGATATTGGTACCAGTTCCTGCGTCCTGCATACGTCGTAGCCGAGTCGCCACAAACGTGTACGTCGTTGACGTATCCGGCGTAGGCCACACGGTGATCGTGGGCTGATACGTCGTGGTGCTACCACTCGCTGCTGTCTGTCCGCTCAACCGATTGATCCAGACCTGAATCGGACGCCCTGTGGCGTTCTTGTTTGGGATCATCAGGTAGGTCGAACTGGAGATGCGCGTGATGTTGATGTCCTGCTGCGTCGTCCCAGACCCTGTACGGATCACATGGTCAAGCAGGTCTACCGTATCCACGGGGAGCGTGTAGGTCGCTACGCCCGGAGTCAGCACTTGCTGATACGACAGATCCATCGTCCACAAGTTAATGCCCCGGTTCGCCCAGTCCATGAACATGAGGTTCAGACTACGGGTCGCCGTACGCAGGTCATAACCCGTGCGCAGTTCTGATCCGCAACGCTCAAACGCTTCCTCAACGACTTCGTTGAGGTTTGGATTAAACGTCGTAAGACCAGACAGTGTAGCGGTCATTTAGCACTTCCACGCCCGTAGGCTTTTGTTGATCCGACTGTTCGGATCGTTCGCCGTCTTCTTGCTCGTCAGTTTACGCTTCATGCCTTTCATACGCGCACAGAACGAATCCCGACGAGGACCACCTTCCGGTTGCGGAGCCTTGAGGTGCGCTCCGTGTGCTTTGTTGTAGGACGCTCGACCCTTGGCGTTCAAGCCGCCTTTCGGGTTCTTGCCTTCCTTGCGAGTCCAAGCCAACCCGCCCTTCGCCATACGTCCACCAGAACAAGCCTTCACGGGGGCATGGGGCTTCCTCCCAGTACGGGGGGTAGGGACTTTACTGGGATTCATGGCTCCCATGCCCCGTGAAGACAACATCACTTACTTCCCGTGGAAGTGCTTACGCACATGATCTTGATGCATGTGGTGCGTGTCCACATGACCACCGTGCGAGTGGTGGATGTGGTGCGGAGTCATGTGGTGCGTGTGGTGCTTCGGCTCATGATGCTTCGGGTGATGCTCATGAGTCGCATGCTCGTGCGACGAGTGCGGACCGTGATGACCCTTCGAGTGATGGGGTTTCAGATGACCGTGATGACCGTGCTTCGACATTTGGATACTCCTTAACAAATCTTGCAAGTGGTGTGACCGCGCTCTGCGATACCGTCAGCGCGACGAGACGGATGCGAGCCAACGTGACCGCCCGAGGCCATTTTTACTTCTTTGCCACGGGTGTGTCCACGCTGTGCAACGCCGTCTTCCTTCCGGTGCGGCTTTTCAGCCGCCTTGTGGACTTTACGCACCATGTGCGGCCCCGATTCCGGCTCTTTCTTGACGTGACCGCCCTTGGCGTAATGGTGATGGTGATGGTGGCTGATATGACCACCCTTCTTCATCCCCGGAGCGCCACCCATCGCCGGAGGCGCACCGGCTCCCGGAGGCATGCCGCCCGGACCTGCCGACATAGGCCCCGGAGCGCCGCCCGGAGGTCCCATCATGGCAGCGAGCGCCGCCGGATCGACCTTGGGCTTGGGCTTGTGCGGAGCCTTGGCAGCGCCGCCCTTGGCGTGATGCTTCACGTGACCGCCCTTCTTCATGGCAAAGCCTTTGGTCTTGGTCTCGTCTTTCGGCTTTTCAGCCTTGGTGACTTTACGACCCTTGCCTTCGCCCTTGCCCATACCGAAGCCCTTCAGCTTGGTATCGCCTTCTTCGCCCTTGTGACTGTGCGGCGGCTTGCGGCCACCTTTCGATTCGGCCATAGCGAAACCCTTCTTAGGGGTTTCGATCTTGCCGCCTTTCTTGTAGCCCATAGCCTTATGCTCCGCTTTTTCGTGTTCTAAAATTTTCTTAGGCGCATGACCGCGCTTAAGAGCCTTCATTTCTTCATTGGCAATCGACTTCGTTTCCTTAGCCTTGCCTTCCAATTGATTTGCGTGTTTCACGTCGCCGCCTTTATTAAGTTTCTTGTCAGCCTCGTGGAAATGCTTTCCCACTTTCTGTGGAATACCAACCTTTTTGGCAAAGCCGGGATTGTGCGCCACGGCCTCCATGAGGTTGTGTTGTTTCTTACTTACGCTTGGCATCTTCTTGCCTTTTTCTCAGGCTGCGGAATTGCATCGTGTCTATCCAGTCACGATTGCTCATGGGTCTACCCGTCAACTGCTTGACCGTCTCCGACTCCCAGATCCGGAGCAGGTACCACACGAGGCCCGCAATGGTCGTTACCGTCGGCAGTACCTGTAGCCACGCACCGCCCACTACCGCAGCGAAAGCGAGATCTAGGCTGTGCTTAATGGTGTCGTTGTGATCGCTCACGTCGTGACCTGCTGAAGTTGCGTGTTAGTCATCGCGTAGTTGAAGTATTGAATGGACCGAAGATGCCCGTTCAAATACGCAAAACCGATGTTTCCACCGAAACCAATTTGAGTCGTCGTTGAAAACGAACTTGAGTGTGTAGCAGAAGCCACAGCGCCGCCATTCAAACATACCGACATGGTTGTGCCCGTGTCGTTGTACAACGTACCTAATTTAAATGTTGTGTTAGCGCTTATTGCATTTGCACTTAGCAGCGTGGTCGAGGTGTCAAACATTCCACCGTTGCCAGACCCAGCAATTTCGCTTAGGTATCCGTATGCAGTTCCGTTGTAGTAACCAATAATACTTCCACCGGAAAGCGGCGCAGATTTATCGGCTTGGACAACAAACGTACCTACCGTACCGTTAAACCACGGAGACGCAGCGGGAGTTGTAACAAGAGCATCCGCATTCCTCGTCACCGTCGCCGATGTGGTCGGGATGTAGGAGGTG